AATAGAGGCTGGATTAACTTCTTTTATAAGTACTTCTGCATAGTCTCCAGCAAGCGTGCCTATCTCAAGTATCCTTGATCCTTTTGGAATATGCTTTGCAAATTCTTCCTTGCTAGTAAAAAGTCTTGCATTATTAAGCTGTTCTTGTGATATAGTTTTAATAGGCATAAGCCTAGTATATCAGAGTCTCTAGTGTATAATGATATGTATGGGGTATCCAAATTGGTTTAATATAAGCGCCGTGAAATATTTTGATTTAATCTTACCACGTAGGTTTGCAGGTAAGCCATTGATAGACTTTCTACAAATAGGTGCTTACACTGGTGATGCCAGCGAGTGGATGTTAGATAATATACTTACAGATCCAACTTCATGGCTTACTGATGTTGATACCTGGTCTGGCTCTGAAGAAGAAGCACACAAGAAATTTGACTGGAATGAACTTGAACAGTTTTATGATAGCAGAATGTCTGCTTATACAAATGTATGTAAAGTTAAAGGGTACTCTGAAGAGTTCCTTAATACCGCTGAAAAATCACACTATGATTTTATATACATAGATGGCGATCATACTGCACATGGAGTATATACAGATGCAATACTTGGCTGGGATAAGCTAAAAATTAATGGGATAATGGCATTTGATGACTATCTATGGCAACATGATACATACCAAGAACACCTTAGACCTAAGCCAGGAATAGATAGGTTTTTACAAGAGCATAGTGGTAAATATCAGATACTGATTATGGATGAGCAAGTTTGGATATTAAAACATGAGTAAGCTTAAAGGGTTTGGGCCAACGTATGTTATAAATCTTAAAGACCACACTCATAGATTAAGCAGTGTAAAAAAGCAGTTTGATAAGTACGGAGTAACTGATTATACTATTGTTGAAGCAGTTGATGGTAGGAAAAGCGATCTTTCTGATCAAATATCTGGAAAGTATCCTAAGTTAAAACCATCAGAAATTGGATGCATTATGTCTCACATCAAAACAATTAAGCTCTGGCTGAATACATCTAATAGTGAGTACGCCATTATAATGGAAGATGATTTTAGTTTTGATACTGTTGAGCATTGGTCATGGGACTGGGAATATGTAATTAAAAATCTACCAAAAAGGTGGGACATTATCCAGCTAATAATGATTAAGAATCAGCCAGTTAAGTTTAGCCTTCATAAAAAAGAAAAATATAATGTCAACACAAGAGCTTCATATGAATGGTCAACTGCATGCTACATAATTAATAGAAGGTATGCAGAGTCAATTGTTAAAGCTCATACATTTGAGGATAAATATGTTCTTAAAAGCTACGGATTACCAAATCAAGCAGCTGATGTTATTTTGTATAGTCTTGGTGAAGCATACTCTATGCCACTATTTACTCACATACTAGATCCTAAAAACTCAATCAATAAAAACCATGAGGACTTTCATTTAAAATCCAGCAACTATATAAACAAGTGGTGGGAAAAAAATGGTAGGCTTTACTCTAAAGAACAGTTCTTTAATATTAATGAAGGTCTGAATTTTAAAATTGGTAAACCAAACATATGCTTTAAGATATTTCATAATGAAGAAAATACTGAAATAATGAAAAAAAGAAACATACTTACTAAGCGTGCTACAGACCAGCTTATAAAAGACTTTGATAATTTTGATACACCAACCATTATGATGAGAAGTATTGAAGACATACAATCATTCTATAAAGACGCAGCAATTAAAGTTGACCCAAAAGGATGGCTTGAAAAAGGGTGGAAGCCTGGGGAGCTTGGAATTTGGGCAAGCAACTATACAGCATGGGCAAACTTTGCTAACTCTAAATATGACCATATAATATTAATGGAAGATGATATACAGCTTTCAAAAGATTTTAGTCAAAGACTATACGAATACATAGATGAGCTGCCAGAGGACTGGGATGTATTCACTGTCTATGTTCCACCTACTGGTAATATTAGATATAAAAAAGATGGAAAACATTTAGACATTGGAAAGAAAAATGTTTGTAAGGTTTATCAGTCTTGGTCATGCTTATGCTATGTTGTAAGCAAGTCTGGTGCAAAGAAGCTGCTTGAAATGGTAAAGACTCCAGTATCAAGACCAATTGATCACTATCTATTTTATAATGAAGAACTAAATGTGTATGCTATTAAATACAACAGAGCAAACATTTGTAACATATATTCAACAACATCAACTGTTCAGCATACAAAAAAGCAAGACATGACTGGGTATCTTTAAACAAACTTATTGTAAAAATATTCTATTGCAGAGCCTTTAGGAAGTTCATTTTTGTCAATGCCTTCTCTATTTAAAAATTGATTCCAGATCTGCAGCGTATGAGAGTATTTACATTTATCTAAAACCTCATCTAGGTGCTCGCTCATCCAAATCTTTTTCCATTGCCAGAAATGGATTGGATAGAAAACCTTTGGTTGCTGTGCATATCTTAAAAGACCAAGCTTTTTAGCACACTTTGTTACAAGTAGTGGTCCTATCTCTGACCAAACTATCTTTGTCTTATCGTACTTAACTGAGTTATCTATTAGCATGGTAACAAGTTCAGAGTCTTGTGGCATTCTTAATATACCGTTTGCAAGTCGCCCCTCTTCTTCATACCCAAACAGGTAATCTCCAAAATCCCATTTGTGTCTAAGGCATATAGAGTCTGTATCAGTCCATGTAAGACCTGTTTTTTGTATCATTGTATATCTAAACATATCTGCGAATGGTCCATATGAATTCTGTACCTTGAAAATTTCAGACTCAGGAATTATCTCATTGGCATCAGACTTAACTACACCGTTTGGAACCTTCATGTCCATGTCGTAAACAAAAAGGGTAAAGGAATGTCCATAGTATATAAATGAAGCAAGAGCTGTCTGTTCAACCTTACTTAATGGATTGCCTATCCATAATGATCCAAAATCAGCCATGACTATATCCTATCATACAAAAAGAAAAGCCAGCCCATTTCTAGGCTGGCCTTCTTTGTTTTATACTACTTTACTTGACTGTTTGTTTTTCCGCCACCAGAAGATTTCTTGGCAGGTGCTTTTGCTGCCTTCTTCTTTACAGGTGCCTTAGCAGCCTTCAGAGCCTTGTCTACGGACTCAGCATCTGGCAATAGACCAAAAGCCTTGTCGTTAGGGTTAAGTGCTCTGATTGCTACTGGTGCAATAGCTGCGACTAATGCTGTCCATAGATCCTTTGGATCTGTCACGCCTGCCATGTACAGGGCTAAGCCTGATGCAAGTACTGATCTTCCATATGAAGATAGTAGCGCCTTTAGTTGTTCTGTATTCATTTTTCCTCCTAGGATATTCTATGATCTTTATGATCATAATGAGGCAAACTATTTTTAGATAGCCCCAATTCTTTGTAATGTTTAATAAAATTAATAATGTTTTCCCTTTCTTTTTCTGGAAAACCATTAATTAAAACTTGATTTATACCTTCACTTTGCAACTTTTTCATGAAGTCGTCAAACTGTTGAAAAGTAAAGAATTCAATGTCATTTACTTTACCTGTTTTTTCACCATCTCGCCATACAGGTCTATTAACATATTCTTCAGAAATACTAAGCTCTTCTTCTGTCCTTCTAATTATTGGTGTCAAAGCTAACATTATATTTTGACCAGATATGTCAAAACTATTTCCTACATCTTGACCGCTTTTTTCACTAACTACTGTCCAGTATCCATTTTTATAGTCTCTGTATGGCAATATCATTTTATTGCTGTTTTGCGAAACTTCATTAAAAACATATTCGTTTGTTGTTGATACATAAAAATCTAATGAATGCTTTCTTTTATTTCCAGGCATAGTGTTAAGCATTTTTACGTATTCTATCAAATAATTAGACCTATCAATACGATCTGAGTCATCATTGATATCTCCTATTATGCCACCAAAATCTTTTTCATGCTCTTTAACATATCCAGATATTAGGTTAACCTGTATTCTGCCTGGAGCAATTGAGTTTATTGATTTGCTAATCATGCATAAATATTGTGGAGATATTGTATAGGGTCTAATTGCAACTAGATATTTAATCTTTTCATTTAGTCTTATATCTCTTGCTACTTTTGTAAAAACGTCACCAAGAATTGCGTCATATACAAACATAACTCCATCAAAATGACTTTTTTCTAATCTGGTTATTTCACCAGGATTAAAGTTTCCACCAAAGTAATAAAACTCCATATTACTATTATCTCACATATCCTGAAAGTATGTAGTAGCCTAGCCATAAACCAATAATCCCTGCTACGCCAGCAAAAACTGGAGGCGCTGGAACTGGAAGCTTAAAAGCAGCAAAAACTATACCACAACCAAACCCCGTTAGTGTTGATAACAATATATCTTTCATTTTTTCTCCTTAATAATGTATTGTGCGCTGTTTATTGCCTTCATAATATTTTCTTTTTCAGCATTTTCTGAATCTTCAAATATTAATAATCCATCAATATTTTTTTTATTTATATCATTTAAGAATACCATAAATTCATCTTCTGTAAAATACGCAAGTTTTTCTGACATAGAATTATTTTTTAATTTATCAATATCTTCTTTTGTTTTTCTAATAATAGGACAGATAGATATTATTGCTCTCACTCCAGAAAGGTCAGGCTTTTCCTGCTTATACCAGATATATGGAATTATGATCTGATTACCTTTTGTTTTTTCAAACATAACTGAGTTAGTTACTGAAACATAAAAGCTAATACTATTGTTTTTCATATTATTTAATACATCTATGTAGTCAGCTAAATAGTTAGATCTATCAACATTTGAAGATAAATTATTAATATTGCCGTATACCCCACCTAAGCTTTTTTCATTTTCATATATCCATCCAGAAACAAAGTTAATCAAAACTCTATCATTTGATATTTTATTAATTGATTTAACTATCTTATCTATGTACTGGGGAGAGATAGTGTATGGCCTTATAGCAACCATATACTTAATCTTTTTGTTTTTCTCTATATTTATTGCTATGGGTATAAAATAGTCATCATCGTGTGAGGAATAAGGAAAGAGAATACCATCAAATCCAGCATTCTCCATTTGATTTGAAAGATCTTTAAAGTCAAAGTTCTTCCATCTTTGAAACCAAAATAATTTCATTAGACCTCTTTTTCAGGCAATAATTTTTTTAATTCTTTGTATTCTTGTGATATTTTTTTCATTGAGTGATAGTGTGGATAAGCATCTCCTACCAATCCATACTCATCAAAGTATGCGATCTCTGGCTCAATTTCATTAACAAACTTTTTAAGACCAGACTGAACATCTTCAATATATTCGTATGCCCAATCACGAGAGTCAGATAAAAACTTGATAAAGTTTTCTTTGTGCACGTCGTTATAAGACTCTTGTTGCTTAGTGCTATTAAAAACATCTTGCACCTTTACTAAAGACATAGCTAGGGTTAACATTCTTTGTCTAAGCAGAATAACCTTTAATGTCAATAAAATTGATGCCGTACTAACAGCAACAAGCAATAGTCCAATTATCATTGTAGTTAAATCCATTTATTTTACCGCTTCCCTAGATACTAACACAATTGCACCTTCCATCTCAAGAGCATTCTTAAGCTGAACAACATACTGTAATGCTTTTATTTTTTCATCATGATTCATAGCAATAAAGTCATACTCATTAAGTTTGATTGTAAGGAAATGATCATTGTCTATTAGTTTTACTGAAAAACCTTTAGGAGCAGTAATAGAGTGAAATGCTCTACGCATTGAATCAGTGTACATTTACTTTAATCCTTTTTCTTATCAACAAAATTAAATACTTCTTCAAGTGATTCCCAGCCCATGTCTTCATCAACTTCTAACGCTGCAAGAAATATATCCCATGTTTCATAAACATACTGTGTTGCAAGTTCATTTGGCTCAACAAGATCGTTGTCAACTAAGAATGCAATTGGAAGTCCAATATCGTTATATTCAATAAAGTCCTTAAAGTATTTATCTGACTTATAGTCCATCCATAGTTCACCTAGTATTGAACAGATTGATTCAAAACTGGTTACTTCTTTTCTGTTGTTAGACTTGTCCACATTTGACCCCACTTTTCTTTATTTCTATGCCTGCTAAACTCTCTTGATATTTCGCCATTCTCTAAGTATATACCGCCCCAGACACCCCACTCTTTACCTGACACACCATTAGCAAAGCATACTCTTTGAACTGGGCATGACTGACACAAATCATCTATTTTTGGTCTGAGAGATTCATCTTCTTCATATTTGTCAAAAAATAAATTGGTATCTGAGTCAAAACAACGGCCTTCATCTTTCCATAAGTGTTGTTTCATATTTATACCTTATATCTATTTGGAATATCCCACCCATTGCGATCAGGTACAAAGTTTTTAGCTAAAAACCATTTTCCATTACGATAGATTCCGTTGATAGCTGTCTTTGCCATATCTGATTGTTTTGTTTCTACAACTGTCCAGCCATCCCAATGTAGATTGTAGTTCTTTGCAACAATCTTTTCCATTGTGTTTAAATTATTTATGATCATTTTTACCCCTTTAGTATCGGAAAATTCCAACTTCAATGTTGTTTTGT